TAGCGGCTCGTAATAGGTTCTGGATAATCATCCAGCGGCGCACGATGTCTTCGTATGTGCGTTCTAGGTTCTCTGGCTTCAGCGCATCACAGTTATCTTCTGTGACGATGTTGTATCCCGCGCCTGTGACGTACAGCAGGGCGGGCTTATCGCCTGTTGCCTTCCAGTACACCGCCTGTTGCATCAGCTGCTGTTCTGTGGGCTCTGTGCGCGGCTTTGGTGTACGCCAAGAGCGGGTGCCATCTTTCTTTAAGGGGTTCCGCAGGGGAAACGAGCATTTCAAATCAATCTGCTTGCCCTGTCCGCTGTAGTCTTGGAACAGCATGACAGGCACATCAATGCGCTCGTCCTTGTGCCAGCGTTTAAACTCGCCTTCGATTTCACCATCGCCAAAGTATTCCTGTAAGCCTTCGATAGCGAACCGTGCCATGTCACCGATGCCGTCACGGAAAGCATCGTACTCTTCAATGTCTTTGCCGCCATCCCAATCGCGTGGCTGATAGTTCATGTATTCTGTAAGGCCATACCTTACAGCTTCATCAATGCCCAAGCCTTCTTTGCGCCCATAAATAGGGCTATAATCGTGTAGGCCTAATGCATGGTCTGCGATTTCTTGTACGATTTGTCCGGCACGAGGACGCGCACCGAAAGGAAAGTTCATCTTGTATTCTTTACGCAAGTACAGCTTTAAAACATGTTCATCAATAGGTTGAGTGCCGCCAGACGCACTGTTATGCGTGGCCCCAAACGGTTGCCGATAGTCAGGAACGTCATATTCCATGAAATCCTCCTTTATTCCATCTCCTTGTTCTGTCCTAGCATGCTGGTTTACAATGTGTCAACTTTTATATAGGGTTTTTTTATGACAACGATAATTTTCACATTCGATGATGAGATTGACTGCCCTGAATGCCTTGGGGCTGGTGAGGTCGAGTATGAGTTCGAGGTCATTGACCACATACGCGGCGGCGAGATTGTCGGCATCATAAAAGAGTGCCGTCTGTGTGAGGGCAGTGGCGTTATCTATGTGGAGGGCAATCCTGACGATGATGCAGCTGGGTAAGACGTATCTTTGTAGGTACGCGCACCAAGATGACGATGTGCCAGCTGGCTGGGTTTCTCAGCCTATGGGCGGGCATCACGGTGCCAATGGCTATGTTTTATGGAGTATGGATATGACGAATGGGCGTATGAAGGGTGCTAACTTCGAGCGCGAATGTGCGCGGATGCTGTTCGAGCGCACCGGATTAGAGGCCAAGCGCGACCTTGAACAGTATAGGGCTAGTGAACACGGCGACTTGATAGGGGTGCCAGGTTGGACGGTGGAGTGCAAAAGATATGCGCGTGGCACCACATGGCGCAAAGACTGGTGGGAACAGGTGGAAGCCGCCGCCAATGCGTCTGGCACAGAGCCTGTGTTGATATATAAGTTTGACAGATGCCCCATTCGATGCGTTGTCCGTCTGTCGAGCATATCCCCTGTGTATATGTCAAAAGACAACGTGGCTGAGGTCGATTTCGATACTTGGTGTATGCTAGTAGCAGAAAGTATGTGTGATGTTTGAGGTAATATCCGCTGTTTGCGTTGTGTATGGCATGGCTGGTGAGCCAATAAGTAGATGCTGGATGTACCGCGAGGAGATTGAACAGGCGTTCAGGACAGAAGCTGAGTGTTTGCAGTTTGCCGCATGGCGTGAAGTCACATTACAGCAGAATGTATACGAGCAGACCCAGCGCCCGCCTGTTGTAAAGGTTGTCTGTGCGTTTACTGGTGAGTCTAGTTAGCCTGCCTTTATGCCAGCCAATATGTGCGCCACTACGTCCACAGTCCAGCCATTGCCTAGCATCCGATAGCGTTGCGTATTGCTGACGCCCTCGGTGTAGTTGTCAGGCACAGTCTGGAGTCGCTCACACTCAATCGGTGTCAGCTTTCGCCATGCCGTGTCAGAGGTAGCCACCTTCGGCTCAGAATAACCGCCACTGGCTGTGCATACTGTTGGTGCTTTCCCAGAAGGCTCGTACACTCTGCGGCGGTGGTCGTGGGCCTTTATGTTGGCATAACCAGCCAACTGCATTTGATTAGACGTTTCTTGGAGCCTATGACCTTCGTCAAGCAAAATGGCCCACTCGTTCTCCCGCTCATCTTGTTGCACCTGTTCAAACTTAAGGGGCAACTGCGTCTGCATCAGGTTGGGTTTGCCAGTTTCTCTGTCGCACCGGATGTAGTCGCCTTGCCTTCCGTTCTTGACATACTCAGTGGCAGACAGGCAACTAGCCTTTGGTTTATCTTCGGACACCAGGCATCCAATGTCTTTTTGCCTCTCTGCAAACCTGTTAGACATCACAGTGAAGTCCTGCGGCGCATCCTCTAGTATGTCACGCATCACCAAGCCCTTGTCTGCTGGCATGTCAAAGGGGATATTGGTCCAATAGAGTCGGTAACGGTTCTGCGCTGAAACCAGACTGCTGTTGATTGCTACAGGCCCAACGCCCAGCGTGTCGCTGATGATGTCCTGGCTTTCTTGTTTCATGCGGACGTTTTCCAGCAAGAACCAGCGCGGCTGCGCCTCTTTCAACAGCCGGACATATTCAAAGAACAGTTTGCTTCGAGGGTCATCAAAGTTTAGTTGTTTGCCCGCAAAGCTGAACCCCTGGCATGGACTGCCGCCGATGAGCAAGTCTATCTGTGCGCCTTCGAATGTCTCAGGCCACATAACATCCTGCACATTTCCGATGTGTACAATGTCGGGCCAGTTCTTCTTGGCTATCTGTATGGCGTACTTGTCTATCTCGCTGGCAAAGTAGCGGCGTGGTGCTATGCCGCACCTGTCCAGCGCAATACGCCCACAGGCCATTCCGTCAAATAGTGATAGTACGTTCATCGTTTCATCCTCCATTTTGTGTCTTGACAGGGTTATCCACAGACGATTAAAATCTCTTTAACAGCACAGCAATGCGGCCGCATGTAGTGAACAGCGTTATCAGCAGTTGCAGTGATACTAACTAAACTTTCTATATATAAAAAAAGAGCATCGCTGAGAAAGCAATGCATTGCATGCAATGCATTGCTGGGTTTTTTTAGAATTTTTAATCTTCAATCTCCATGCTTCTCGTGCGCCGCCATTCTGGTTGGCTAGTCTCCACGATTTGCGATATGGCATAGCGGTCAAAGATATTTGGATGTCTGCGCATCATCGAGCCCGCACTGCTTCGGGCTTTCTCTATTGTGTCGAACACTTCGTAGTGGTGCTTTTCCGTGGTGTCTCCGCTGATACCCGGAAAAAAGCGCAGTGTGTAAGCTAATAGATACATGTCTCAACCTCCGGTGTTTATCTGTGATATGTCTCTGTGAATAATCTTGGCAACAAACCACGTTTCCATGCGGTATCCGTGGGCTTTCTTTTGTCGCGCTATCCATTCAAGGGCTTTCTCTTCTGTGTCGTGTAACTGCCAGTCATCGTCATACTGAAACGGCCCTGTCTGTATTGAATATGTCGTAAGGTAGTCTTCCATTATTCTGCCTCCTCTTGGGCTTCAAAGATGTTTTTGTTGTAACCTTCCAATATTGATTTGCCCTTGCTGTTACGTTGATGGCTAACCTGAAACGTGCCACCTGTGTCGTGGTCAAGCACATCAAACCAATTAGAATAATAATGCGTTTTGCCAGACCTACTTGCCCCCTTGTGGTGCGAATGAAATTCTATGGTGTAGCGTCCATTGCGCCCGCCACGCCGCCATATCGCGTCAGGGTCTGGTGAGTATTTGGGGATGTTAACCAGACCACATAGAAAGCTATAGTCTCTGATTTCATCGTGCGTTATGTCCAATGGGTTAGCGCGGACATGATAAACCCTACCCCAAAAAAGCTCTGCCCTCTTTTGTTTTGTAATTCTAGCCATTATTCTGTCTCCGCTTCTCTGAATTGAATTTTGCATTCTTTTGTTGTGAACTTGACGACAATATAGGCTTTTTCGTCTGGGTCGTTGTTCATCAACATTTTGTCGGCGATGTCTGTCACCTCTGCGACAAATACAGGCCAGTCTTTCTCAACATCCCAATGAAAAGCCGCTGATGCCTCTAGCCGCTCAAGCCCCATTGATGTAGGGGTCCATATTTCAACGGTTGCGCTTGCGAAATGTCTGGACATTATTCTGCCTCCTCTATGGCTGTTGATGCTTCAGCTGTTTGAATGATGCCACCAGTCATTGCGGCCCACTCGCATTCTGCGGCATGTTCTGCGTGTTCTAGGCTGTCTGCCTCGACTGTTATGATGCGCTCCACCAGTCCGATGACTGTCACTGTGTACTTTTGCATGTCATTGCCTCCGTAATCGCGTTTTAAAGCCCGCTGAGGCCTGTCAAAGCTTCAGCGGGTAGGTTGGGTGCTAGTTAAGGTCTGCGAGGGTGATAGTGCCGTCCTTAATCAGCTTTTCAGTCTCTGCCTTGTTCATGCGCAAAAACTGGTTCCGGTATTTTCCGGTTGTCGTGCTGTAATCCCAAGCGCGGCTGTCCAGCGTAATCGCTCCGGTGTCATTGCACCGCTTGGCAATCACTGTCCGGTAGCTTTGGAAAAACTGCGCTTCCGGTGTGTCGATGATGAATTGGTTAGCTACTGGACGGCCTGTGCGTCCTGTCATGTTGCGAACTGTTGCCATGGTAAAACCTCCGTTAATGGCGTTGTCGATAGTGTGATGCTTGCCTATGAATGTGTCTAAAATAGGGCAAGCTGGTGATTATTTTGTGGCGTTGTCTTTTCCTTGAATAAATGCGGAAAAAGTGTCGAGCCCTGCCAAGCGTCTGCCGCGCGTCTAGCGGCCTTGGCTATCTCCGGCATGGGTTTGATAGTCATCTCAACCGGAGCGTGCTTGAATGGCGTTTCTATGACTTTCACGTTGCTGACCTTGCACCGTCTGGACCTGTATTCATCGAGGGGCTTCGGGCCGCACTGGTCCAGCATCATGCCATTGAGCGCAAGCTGGACGTGACTGCCAGTCGTTATCATGTACAGCGTGTCCGGCCTTGTGTGGTTCTCGACAAAATATTTTACTGTCCTGCCTTTACCAGCAAACCAATTGCCGCCGCCAGCTGGTACGGTTGAGTGCCACTTGATGCCAAGCTTGTCTAAGGCTGGCCCCTGGTGGCATGTGAAGGTTGCGCCTTTCCAGCGTCTGCCGTAATTGCCAACGGTTGCAAATGTGTTCCAAGCGCGGGCAAAGCTGACGCCTGCGGCGACTGCCAAGGCAGTAACGCCACAGTTGGGTCCAGACCGTGCGTCCGCTGGTAGTTTAAAGTGCGGGCTCATGTTACTGCCCCCTGCCGTATTGTTGCGCGTAATTTGTACAGCTCGCGTGTTTCGGGCGGTTCTTGTTGCATCCTGAGCTGATAGGCATCAGCTAGGTATTCGCGTTGTCTTTTACTGCCCTCCGCGCAGTAATATTCTGCGGTTATTTCGAGGTATACTATTGCTTTGATTGCTTCTTCGCGTGTCATGTTACTGCCTCCTGTTGTGCGTTGCTTATGATTGCAACGTGGGCAGTGAATGCGGCGAGAATGTGGCAAAGGTGTGATTATTCGCCTAGATTGTTGCCTTATTCATAGAAAAGTTTACACTGAGCGGCATGGATGCGTTGCGGCTAAGTGATTGGATTGTATGGGATGGATGGATTGTTGTCAGTGTCTGCACACACTCTGTTCACACAGTCTATCGCGCGGCACTGTACGCCGAGCCTATCATAGTGTGGCAAAAATGCAACAGTGTCTCTTTTTTGCAACAGGTACCGGGGGACTATTTTAAAGGCATGCACCCCAGCAAGTCGGTGCCGCTTCGATATGTATTAAATATATGTTCTGCACACACGGAGAAAGCATGACAAAACTCACGACCTACACAACACGGCAAATCATAGCCGACCTTGCAGATGGCTTTACGATGGTAGATGCCTGCAACCGTGCGGGCGTTTCTAGGCAGGCTCTGTACAAGCGTATGAAGCGCAGTGAGGAGCTTGACGCTGCGGTACGCACTGCACAGCAGTATAGTGCGGAGAAGGCGCTAGAGGAGCTTGATAAGCTGTATGACGATGCCCTTAACAAGCGAAAGGACTATGACCCGCATGTGCTGCGTGATTATGCCAATCATGTGCGCTGGAAGGTGCAGAAGATTATACCGGAGCGCTTTGGTGAACAGAAGAACAAGGCTGGCGTTGAGGTGACTGACGGTGGCATACGCATCATGTGGGAAAGCTAATGGACGTAAAGATTCCGTATAAGCCTCGTGCGCTCCAAGCTGAAATGCACAACAGCCTGAAGCGCTGGAATGTCTTAGTGATGCACAGGCGCTTTGGCAAGACTGTGTTCGCGGTTAATCAGCTAATAAAAACCACGCTTACTTGTCCGTTGCCAAGGCCACGCACAGCGTTTGTTGCACCTACGTTTGCGCAGGCCAAGCGTATTGCTTGGGATTACGTTAAGTTTTATGCGTCTGTCATTCCCGGCGTTACGTTTAATGAGACAGAACTGCGTGCTGACTTTCCGAATGGGGGGCGGTTAATGTTGCTGTCGGCTGAGAACCCGGATGCCCTTCGTGGTATTTACTTGGATGAGTGCATTTTTGACGAGTTTGGCATGCAGAATCCAAGGGTATGGGGGGAAGTTGTACGGCCTGCTTTATCTGACAGACAGGGCTCGGCTTGTTTTCTAGGCACGCCAGCTGGTCACAACCATTTTTTTGATTTGTTAGACACGGCGCGGGGGCAGATTGCCGAAGGCTCTGAAGACTGGTATTTTAAGATTTGTAAGGCTAGTGAGACTGGCATTGTTAAGCCAGAGGAACTAGATGCTGCCAAGGCACAGATGACGCCTGAACAGTATGAACAGGAATACGAGTGTTCCTTTACGGCGGCTATCATCGGGGCGTACTACGGCAAGCTGCTGAGTGAGGCTGAAGAAGCTGGCCGCATAACCAGAGTTCCTTACGACCCTATGTATCCGGTGCATACGGCTTGGGATTTGGGTATTAACGACTCAACAGCCATATGGTTTGCGCAGATATTCAGAGGCGGTGCGGTAAATGTTATTGATTATTACGAGAGTTCTGGCGTTGGTCTCGACCATTATGCAGATATACTCACAAAGAAAGATTATAATTACGGCGACCACCTCGCTCCTCACGACATTGAGGTCCGTGAGTTGGGCTCAGGTAAAAGCCGCTTGGAAACGGCGTTTTCGCTCGGAATCAGATTCAAAGTGATTCCTAAGATGAAGGTAGCTGATGGCATTAACGCGGCGAGGATGATGCTACCTAGATGTTATTTTGACCGTGACAAGACAGCGGAAGGGCTGGATATGTTGCGCCAGTACAGGCAAGAGTGGGATGACAAGAAAAGAAGCTTCAGAGACGCGCCCCGGCACGACTTTACCAGCCACGCCGCAGACGCCTTCCGTTACCTTGCAATCGGGCTTGAGAACCGAACAAAAATGGTTCGGCCTCCACAGGCGGTTGCAGATAACGCTTACAACCCTTTTCAGCATTGATTTGAGCAAGCCATGATGATGGATTATGAACAGTTTCACTATGACACGGCTTCCATGATGATGGATTACAGCCAGTATCACAGGAACTATTCTTGGGCTGACAAGCGAATGTACTTAGAACCGCCCTTGGCTATGGGTAATTATATATTTGGTGTAGACTCCGAAGCGACACCCTATTTGTTTGCTACTTGGGCCTTCCCGGAAAAACGACATGTGGACGAATATATTGAAACAGGTAAGTTCCCGCCTGCCGCTTGGCGTGGTGATGGCGATAGTCCTTGGGTTGTTGATTTTATCTGTTTTGGGGGTCGTCAAGGGATAGTCGAGGGTTTTAGGTCTTTGAAAGACATTTTTATTCAAATGGGTTATATTGACTGCTATTGGCTACGGACGGAGACTGGCAAGGTCGGTTTCCACAAATTGAAGGAGTTCTAAGATGGGTTCAGGTGGAGGCGGCGGCGGTGGCGGCGGTGGAGCCGACAGAAATCGCGGCGTAGAACGAGGCAGAACTAAACAGCCTCCTGTTGCAGTAAGTAAACCTGCAGTCTCACGGCCTACTGGTGGTGAAGATAAACCGTCTCGCCCCGCACCAAAGCCAGCGCCAGCACCAAAGGCAGGCGCAAAGCTGGGTGATACAGGCGGGCCAGCATCTGAAAAGATGCGCGAGGTTGGCGTTAAATACGGATTTGACGGCAAGGCTGACATCAAGAAAACCGCACCTAGTGGCGAATTGGCAAGGGAACGTGGCCCTAGCCCCGGAGATGTGCTTGCTACTGTTGGCGACTTACCCGGCGTTAATAGAGACACAGCGGCGGCAAATATTGCCGGACGTCCGGGGTTGGACAAAGACGTTCTTGCCGACTTGGCTACTCGTGCTAGAGAAGGGCAGTTACCTGCCGGAGAGATTACAGTGCCGGGTGCTGGGTCTGCTGCATTGAACTTGCTTAACCTTGCTGGCAAAAAGTCTGCAATGAGTGTCCTGACAAAGATTGCTAAAGACGAACCTGTTATTAAAGATGGCAAGGTTACTTACAGCACAGAAATTGTTAAAGACGAAAGAGGCGGTATTGCTGGCGTTGTTGAGCCGGGGCCAATAGAAGGCACTAGGGTTTATTCGGGGCGTCCTGAGTTTAACCCGCTTGCTGCCCCAGAGCCTGAACAAGAGCCAGAGCCAATCGCGGCACGGACAGAGCCTGTTGTGGAAGATGTTACACAAGACACATTACTCGCGCCGACTAAGAAACGTGCTAGGGCTACTCGTTCTAAGCGTTTTGCTGGTGAAACCCTGCTGGAAGGCGGCGGCGTGCTGTACAGATAAGGTTATTGTCATGGTTGATTATGCTTCTAAATATTCTTGGTTTCTTGATAAAACCGCACAGGCAGAAATTGCTGGTGGCGATAGGCTAAAAGAAAGGTTAGAAAAAAATAATGTAATCACCACAGGCACTTATCACGTTACTTTTGATGAGTTTAAAACTACGCGCTCAAATATTCGTGAGCTAACAGAAGCCTATCCACAGCTGGCGCAGCTATCAAACCAAAAAGAGTATTTGGAATTTGTTAAACAGAACCCGGCTATCGAGTCGCAAATTGCAGGCGCTGTCTTTGAAAGAAGGTTACGCCAATTTAACACTCAAAGTAATAACCTTATGGCGGTCGATTTGACGAAGCTTCCAAAGCAAACACAAGAAGCTGTGCTGTTGTTTAGCTATAACGCCACTGTTGCGCATCCTAAAATGCGCAGATACTTTGCTATTTACACAAGCCTTCCGGATAACCACCCAATGAAAAAAGCCATGTTAAATGCGGGTATTGGGCAAATGACTATTGGCGATAGCAACTACAAACGCACAGACTTAAAAAAAAATGAACCCGGCAATATGGGGCTTCCTAAAAGATATTTTGGGCTACAAAACTACGCTAGAGGCGGTGATTTCCTCACGCCTGACGAAGCGGAAGCCGAAGCAAAGAAACAAGGCACAACCTCAAAAGAAAAGATAAGGCTGTCCGAAATCGAAGCCGAGTCTACTTTTGAAAACTACAAAGCTTTTATTACATCACCGCAGCCAGAACAAGCTGCGAGAATGTTGCCAATAATTCAGGAACCAGAGTTGCCAGTAGTTCAGGAGCCAGAGTTCCCACCAGAAGCGACTTACCCATAGGAGACAGCCATGAGTTTTCTGACCCCTAAAATGCCGACACCACCTCCACCACCTCCCCCGCCACCAGAGCCGGATATTGGGAAAGCTAAAGTTTTGGCTGAAGAAGCTATGGCAGGCGAAGTAGCGCGGCGTAGAGGCCGTGGCTCTACTATCGTAGCTGGTGCATTGGGTGATACAACAACGCCAACAACCAAAACACCAACACTATTGGGGTAAGTCATGGATAAAGCAGTCAGCATAGTAAAGCGGTTCGAGTATACTAAAAGCCGCCGCGATAACTGGGATACGCACTATCAGGAACTAGCGGATTACATGCTGCCGCGCAAAGCTGATATTGTGAAGAAGCGCTCACGCGGTG